AAGGCCACTTTCACGGTCTGATTCCCGGGGAGGGCAAAAATAATGCCCTGAGGAGGTTAGGACTCTCTCACACTTAAGAGAGCCCTAGCGGAGACCTTCCAATTCTCCGCATAATCGCGACTTTCGTCACGAGCGAAAGGTATATAGTCCCAACGCGAACTATATCTCTTCCTAATGTAAGCACGTCGTCGAGAAGTTCTTAAGACGACAGAGCCGTTCCTAATGCTCCCAGCTAGGAAAGCAACAAGCAAGCCGTCGGGATTAAAGTCCCAATTGCGAAGCTTGGGCGATCCCTTCTTAGGAAGGAGCGATACGGTATTATCTGTAAGCTTACTGTAGCGATACATTATCGCACCAGTATCTTTATGATAAATACGCTTATTAAGCATTGATTCTGGCACTTTAATACCATAATCATCCATCTCATCATAAGGGATCGGCAAAAACCGAACCTTATTGACGAGATACTTAATAAGCCGCGGGAGTAAAATCCCATGCGTAGCGCACCACCTAGTAAGGCGGTTGATAGCTGAGTAGCAGTCGTTAGCGTCACGAATGCGTTTAATGTAAACGCCTCTGACGTTATGGCCTCTATAGAAGTCAAGGCCACACGACTCACGGAAAGTCCCATCGTTGTAGGACTTATCTACGTTTACGCTAAATCCTAGGAGCGATAAAATCTTACAAACTCGGGCGTAAGCCTGAGTAAGTACTATGATATCATCTCCGAAGACGGCAAAGTTGCCAGTAGCGTTGTGCCTGGGCTTAAGGTAAACAAAGCCATAAGCCCTGTACACTCCGTAGACTACCGCAGCGAATATCATCGTTTGAAGAGGAAACGTGAAAGCGTTTCCCATCGATGATACCATATGTAACTCTTCAACCCTACCACCTGGAAGAGTGGTGACAGGACTTCTTGTCAGGCAGAGAAGATCATAAACTCTGCGAGGCAGTAAGTACTGACAAAGGGCCAAAGAGATTGAATCGGAAGCACTGGATAAATCAATAGTACCAAATTTACCAGTTTCCGAGCCAATACGGGCTAGCTTTCTGTTATGGTCAGCCTGTTGAGCCAGGTCAATACCAAAGACCTCGATCAGTCGGCGTTCCATACAATTAGCTATCCCCTTCTGAAAAAGCATATTCAGAACGGGTTCCGTACATATGGTCCGCGATATCTCCGTGGTTTTAGGAACAAAAGAAAGACGACTTCCCGTAACAATCTTAGAACCAAACTTCTTGGAACGCGAATGCTCCATGCCGCTCCAAGTAGGGTTCGATAAGATTGCTTCTCCGTATAAAGCATGGAGAGCTGGATTTGTAGCAGCCATAGTGCTCAGTGACAGTTTAGAATATAAATCTGTATCTGGCGCACCTATGTTTGCTCCGTTTCCTAATCCGAAACCATTGTAAATTGCTTCACGGTTAAGGATAAAGTCACGGTTCATCGGTTGCACGGTCGGATAGAAAAAGGAATCAATGAGATATTTCATCTCACCGATAACGATTTCATCGAACGTGTCCATACGGGATGTATCCAACGACCAGTTACGACAAGACTCATTCGTTTTAAGGAATAAGTCTAGCGCTCGCTTATCTCCCTCAGGGTTTCGATCGGAAGTACCGGGAAGGTACTTTTTGATCAGAGACTTTCTGAGATGAGACATAGCGAACTGAGTAACGGGCTGATCTGGATAGGGTAATAATTGCCCATTCCATCCCGCTGAATACAAATCAGCTTCGAGAAGTGCAGACAGGTTACCAGCATCAATGTGCATAGCAGCCTCTGAATGTGAAAGGTACGATTATCGTTAGATAATCCCGGACACAGAAGTATCGCCCACACCAGCAGATTGCTGGCTGAGCGCACCAATGTGAGCCGAAAGTGCAGCACGGATGTTCGCAGCATCGTACGTATCTGAACCAGCAGGAACAGAAATTTCAGTCCTGATGATACAGACAGCGTACGGTTGCCCGGACAACGGCGTCACACCCTTACGGGTAAGTACCTTATACACATTCATCGGTACATCTTTTACTAGACCGGTAGTCGGATTCGGCTTTCCAAGTGCACGGAAAGAACGAGGCCGGCTTGCGGTGACAGTAAAAGGGCTAGCAACTGAATGCGTAGTAACACCTGTTTGCGTGCCACCAAGCGCGGTAACTGCGTATTGCTTACCGTTATTATCCGGGGCAATATCGGTCGTCAACGTGTAGGTGGGG